CAGCAACAGCACTCAAAACAAGCCCATTTAAAGCCAATGGAATAGTAAACGCAGCAATTCCATTACCAACATATGTTGGAATAGCATCTGGCAATACTTTAATTATAATAGTTCTATTGAAGAACACACTATTTATTGGCGTAATCTTTTTAACGGCAGTAGCAGCCGTATCATAAAATGGAATAAAATCAGCGCTCTCACTCATTACGGTATCTAGCGGAAGATTATTTATTGTGTCATCCTTTCCGCTATTCAAATTATTGAAATTAGCATCCACTTCATTATGGGTTAATGGAGAACCTTTACCTGCTCTTGTAACAATAGTAACTGCCATAGTTTAACTCCTAAGAATCCTCTACTCCTTGTACATCATATTGTGCGTAACCAACTACCCAATAATAGGGCTCAACATATGGTGTTGTCCCATAAGGAAAATCTCTTGGTTGTTTTTCGTAGAACTTACGACCATTAACCATCCTATAAGCAACTCTTCGCGGAGGGCCTTTATACCCACCTCCGTACCTAAATCTCCTAGCCATTAATAACGTTCCTCTTGTGCTGGTTCTAGGACTCTTCCCCTTCTTGGCATTGGAGGCATAGCATCCATGTCATAAATTCTAGACAATGCATCTAGGAAATCTGGGTGGATACTTGGAAATAAACAGTACTCATTTTCCTTTACCCAATTAGAAAGATCGTATAGCTTTCCTTCCTCATTTTTGCATAAGATCTTTTTAGAATTTAAAAAATCTTGCTTCCTTTCCTTGTAGTCTATTTGAGATGATGTTAGATGATTCTTATCTGTTGGATAAGGGAAGAAAAACGAACCGTCCTTAAGGTCCGGCTCTAACCTCTGTATCCTATCTTTTTTAGATTGAGAACCCCCACCACCTACCCAGTTCAATTCATATATAGGGAATGAACTTCCTTCTATTCTCATCATCTCTTTAAAGTGCTCTATATCTGCCTGAGCACCGTATCTTTCGTAACCAACTTTTACTTCTCTTATGCCTGGAGCCCTCTTCCATTTAGTCCTAAGCTTCTTTAGATGATCCCATCTTTCAGATAGAGATAACCTATGGCATAACCCATCAAGTAGAAACTTATTATAGTTAGAGTCTACCCCAACTACAGCCATAGCAGTTCTATTAGAAGTCTTCTTCTTGGAGTGAGCAGGATCACACATAAGGTATACATTCATAGTATACGGCCTTACTTCGTATTCTTGCCACCACTCTTCTTTAAATGCAACATCAGAACCAGCTATCGGATTTAATAATTGCTGACACGCTACAGTAAATGTAGATGTTGTTTTTTTTATCTCTTCCCACCTTTCTGGTTCTAGAAAGACAGGCTCTCCATCCATAGTTCCGCTATAAGTTGCAGGATGAATCCTTGGCTTTACAGCAGCTCTTTGTAGAATAGTGCCATATGTATCACCATATGAATACCTTGTTCCAGCGTATTGATATCTTGGAGAATGAGTAGACCCAAGATTCAATGACAACTCCCATTGAGTTGTTGTCTTACTGATCTGCTCTGGAGTAGAGACAGACTCCTGAACTACCACATCATCATAAATAATTAAATCAAAGTGACGACCAGTTGGCTGTCCATCCACTAATCCATGCGCTTCTATAGTTTGTTCTTTTGGATTAGCAGAACGCATGACACAAATTCCCTCGTTCTCTGCCCACTTTGGTGCCTGTAATCTAGGCTTTTCCCACAGTATATCTTTATATAATCCTTTTAGCTTTTCGTTAGAATCAAACTCCTGCATTATCTGGCGAAGAAAGGGTTTAGCCTGTCTTGCCGAAAATGATAAAAGCCCTATAGTTATATTTGGATTACATAGTACTTCCTGCACCGTACCTAAAAATGTTATTATAGAGCTCTTATAATGGAATCTAGCCCAAAGGTCTAGCCTTCCGTCTCTTTGTTCTTCAACTTCCCTACATCTTTCGTAGATCCACGGATGTAACATATCATGGCGATTACACAAAAACACACCAAGATAATACCTATCCAACTGGCCAAGAGTCCTAATGAAAGAGTCATCAATATTAGGATCCCTATGACAGTCAGCATATGCTTTGACAACAGCATCAAACTCTGCAGAATGCGACCACTCAGCGAACTGTTTAGCCGCATCTGCATTTTTTGTAGATGCATAAACTTCATCTATAATTTTAGGAAGCATTTAGCCTCCCTTATAACCAGAAGCATAAGCTGCCTTTGCTTGTTTCTCAGCTTGTTTTCTAGAGGGATAGCATTTTCCTCTGTCACCCCACTTCCAACCTTGCTTACCGTTCTTCAGTTTGCACCGTTTTATCGGCATCTGCTTCCTCTTGTATTACATTATAATGCACCGATCCGTCCTCCTTATGCTCAACCTTATACTTTACTGGAGTCATCCTATACAGGGTAAACTCCTCTCCATGAGCAGGAGGAATTGGTTGCGATACCGATTCTAATACTTTGTCCATAATAGCGAAAGGACTAAAACTTCTATCCAACGCAGAATCAAAGAACCTATCCATTGCCCTCACATGAGGATTTCTCAACATCATACTCCTTACCATTTTAATACTCCTTTATTATACACCTTGTTAAAAAAAATGTAGGTATTAACCTACGGCCTAAGCAGGTGGAGAAACTTTATCATACCACCTCTGTGTCCCCTCATTAATTAAATCTTGAAATTGCTGCTCTCTATTCCTTTCTTGAATCCTTTTATGCATGCGCTTAGTATACTCCATAAAAGTTTCATCTGGCTTTATAGCAACATCTGGGTTGTAATCTTTTGCACCAAAACCGTGTTGTGTCGTAAACTGAGACGAACCACTAGATGTAGTACCCTGTTGTCCTGAGTAATTTGGATCAAGTCCTGGCACTTCCTCTGCTACTACGTTGGCCATATCCTTTCCAACCATGGCTCCTTCTGTAGACGCCAAACTATCTGAAGCCTGCTGAAGTTGAGCTAGTATACTCTTAGGTAACCTACTTCCAAATTGTCCTATAAGACCGTCAATATCTGCCTTAGTATAATTGCCTGATGCGAACTTTTCTAGTTGCTCACCATAACCAGCCATTTTAAGTTGGCTTCCGTATTTTTCTAATAATGATCCAATAATCTCGTCTGCATTAGCGCCACTTCCGCCACCACTTGGGTAACGCATCTCATGCATTCTCTTGGTATAGTCCATAAAAGACTCACCAGGTAGTTGAGCCATATCAGGATTGTAACTACCAGACTGAAATCCACCTGGAGTCTGCGCCCCTTGATCTCCAATTGTTGGCCAACTTACTGTGGCATCTGCATTGGAATCTGGCCTAGATGATTCTAATCCTTGAGTTATCTGTTGTAACTTCTGCTGTTCTTCTGGAGTCATACCCTGCTGTGGGTATTTCTCTTGGTGTTGTCTTTGAGTAAACTCCTGAAATGATTCTCCTGGACGCTGACCACCACCAGAAACATAACCTGGTGAGGCAAACCCTTGCGCTCCAGCATTTGAACCGGCTCCCTGAGGAGTCTGTGGAGTTTGAGGTGGTTGCTCATCTTTCTTGAATAACTCATTAAGCCATTGTAACGCAGCACTGCCTGCAGTATCTGCGGCGCCAGCTTGCTCTCCCTGAACGTAACCTGGAGAAGTAAATCCCTGAGGACCTGGTTGCTGTGCCTGTGATGTTCCAGTATCTCCTGCTACTTGTGGTTGCTGTGGAACAGGTGTTGCCTTAGGCAATGCTTCAGCACCGCCTTCAACATATCCTGGTGAAGTAAATCCTTGTGGAGCATTAGGATCTACCCACGGAGCCGCAGCTTCAGGCTGTGCAACTGCTGGAGTTGGTGTTGAAGTGGAAGGAGGTAACGCTCCAGCCCCTCCAGGCACATATCCTTCTGATGTAAATCCTTGTGCTCCTGGTTGATTAGCCATATCAGCCTGCATCTGTGCTAGAAGAGCTTCTTCTTCTGCAGTTGTTCCCCCTAGATCTCCCTGGAACATTGGTTGCGAAGGTTCTGGAGGCCACATCGGGTCTCCACCAGCCAAATTCATTGGATCATTAGGCATTGGTGGTATTCTCTCTGTGCCTATGTTAGCAAGTCTTTGCTGCATTTGAAGGGCTTTATACTGCTCCTCAGCTAGGCGCTGTCTCTCCATAAATCGAGCCATATCCTCTTCTCTTTCACGAATGGCTGCATCTTCTCTTGCTCTACCGGCTGGCCCCCCACCAATGAGTGAACCTCCCCATTGTTTAGTAGCCATATCT